AGCTGTTCGGCGCAATCCGTGGCCTTACAGCGAATGCTCCTATCCCGTTCGCGAATCGCTACTCGGGAACCGGCGCCAACGGCATCTACGGCAATGGGACGCAGGACAAGAACACTCAGCTGCAGGCAGTTAACGGCCAGAGCACCCTGTACGCGATCACCCAGCTCCTCTCGACCGGGAGCCAGGCGTACGGCGGATGGAAAATGTACCGAACCGACCATGATGGCCGCGTTCGCTATGCCCGGACAGACAAGGGCAGTGACCAGCGACTCGAGGTCATGCGTCACCAGGCGATGAAGCTGTGGAAGCGTCCGAACCCGTTCATGACGGGCGAGCACTTCCGCGAGATCGGCTGGCAGCATATGGAGCTGGTCGGCGAATGGTACTGGGTACTGAACCGGGGACCGACCGGTCTAGGCGTCCCGCTGGAGATGTGGCCGGTCAGCCCGGCACGCATGGAGCCGATCCCTGACCGCAAGAAGTTCCTGGCCGGATGGATTTACACCGGGCCCAGCGGCGAGGAAGTGCCGCTCAGCACGGACGAGGTCATCCAGATCAAGTACCCCAACCCCTCGGACCTCTACCGGGGCCTGAGTGCGGTTCAGGCGCTCCTTGCCGATATCGACGCGACGAAGTACAGCGCTCAGTGGTCCCGGAACTTCTTCCTGAACAGTGCGGTGCCGGGCGGTATCGTGACCTTCGCCAAGAGGTTGACCGATGACGAGTTCAATGAGTTCACCGCCCGGTGGCGAGAGCAGCACCAGGGCGTTGCACGCGGGCACCGCGTTGGAGTCCTGGAACAGGGTGCAACCTGGGAGCCCAACACCTATACCATCAAGGATATGCAGTTCTATGAGCTGCGCACCTTGGGACGGGACATCATCCGAGAAGCCTACCGGGTGCACCAGGCGATGCTGGGCCAGAGTACTGACGTCAACCGAGCGAATGCTGAGACCGCAGAAGAAGTCCACATCGCCTGGCACGAGATTCCCCGACTCAACCGACTAAAGACCATCGCCAACGAGTTCTACCTCCCAATGTTCGGCAATACGGCAGAAGACAAGGAGATGGACTATGACGACCCGCGGCCAAGCAGCGCCAATGACGCGAACGACGAGCTCACCGCCAAGTCGAATGCCGTCTCCGTGCTCGTGGCGGCCGGGTATGATGCAGAGGACGCTCTTGAGGTCGTTGGCCTTCCGGGCATGCGATGGAGTAATCCAAATCCAGTCCAGCCCGATGAGACGGTCCCGCCTGGCAATGGGAACAGAAATCCAGCGGCCCAGCCGCCCACGGCCAAGCCGAAGTCCAAGCCCGCGTTGCGGCTGGGTCACCCGGAGGATGTCGATGACTTCGACCTGGAGCGGAATGTAGCCAACTGGGTCCGGGAAGTTTGCCACTTCTACCCGGAGAAGGAGAAAGAGCTGGTATGAACAGAAATGTACCCTGGCGTACCGCTAGGGGAGGGCGGATGCTGGCACTGAGCCAGGGTCATAACGACTGGTACCGCATTCGTAATGCGGTGGCTGACGGCGGGCCTGCTCAGCTCCACATCTACGACGAGATCGGGTTCATGGGCGTCACGGCTAGCGACCTCATCTCCGAACTTGCCGACATCAATGGTCCGCTGGACGTCCACCTGAACTCGCCGGGCGGCGAGGTGAACGACGGCCTGGCCATCTACAACTGCCTCCTCGCTCGCGACGAGGTGAATGTGCATGTGGACGGCATCGCCGCCTCGATCGCCAGCGTCATCGCCATGGCCGGCGACAAGATCAAGATTGCGCCGACCGCCCAGATAATGGTGCATAACCCCTTTACCGGGGTCATCGGCGACGCCAGCGACCTGCGGGCGATGGCCGACCGGCTGGACGAGAACAAGTCCAACATCTCTCGGATATACGCCATGCGTACCGGCAAGACCGAGAGCCACTGGATGAAGGTCATGGACGACGAGGGATGGTACCGAGGTCAGGAGGCGGTGGACGCCGGGCTGGCGGACGAGCTCATCGCCTTCCGGACCAAGGGCAGTCCCAAGGCCCAGTTCGACATGTCAATCTACAACTCGACGGCGAAGAACGCGGCCCACCACCCCTACCACTCGCACACCGAGCCGATGCACGAGCCGATGACCGGCGTGCACAGCCACAACCACTCGGCGTTCGGTTGTGACGACCACGACGACGGAATGCACGCTCACTCACACATGCACAGTGGCGATGCGACACACGGTCACGAGCACATGCTCCACGACCACGGTCACGGGCACGAACACCCGCACCAGCACGCGCACGAGATGGGCCAGGGCGATACGTACGGCCCGCACGATCACCAGCATGCGCACCACGCAGGCCTCGATCACGATGCGGCCACCGGCCAGGGCGAAAGCGAAACCTCCTACAACTCCGATCACGACCATAACGCTCCCGTCCGGCCCGGCGTGATCGTCAATGGCAAGCCGTACGACATCTTCAACAAGGACAAGTACAACCAGGCCGATCGCGATGCGATGGCCAAGTCCGGCGAGGCGATGGCGGATGGCTCGTACCCCATCAAGGACGAGGAGGACCTGCACAACGCGATCCTCGCCGTCGGCCGGGGCACGAAGAACAGCCACAGTGCCATTCGCCAGCACATCATCAAGCGCGCCCACGCCATGGGGAAGGGTTCCATGCTCCCGGACTCCTGGGGCGAGGGTGGATCCAGCGCGACATCAGAAGATGTCGCCTCGACAATTGTTTACAACGACGCCGACGCCGCTGCCTTGCTCAGCGCTCTGCGGTAACAAGAAGGGATCCAATCCGACATGACCGGAACCGTAGTGCTGCCGCAGCGGATGGAAGAGCTCGAGGAGTGGCTCTCCGACCCGTCGCGCGTGCGTGACATGATGAACACCCCTGGCCAGTTCAAGGAGTTCATCGGGCTCTACGCCAAGAAGCAGTGGGAGAAGGACAACGACCTCAAGTCGCAGATCCAGGAGCAGGTCCAGATGGCCATGGCGGAGTTCGCCGTTGCCAACGGTGGCGGCGGCTCCCGGCTGAACTTCGGGAACGCGCTCCCGCCCGAGCTGGGCATGTCCAATGCCAAGGCCGTCTCCCACGGCAAGGGCGCGGCCTACAACAAGGCGTCGTGGGGCGCCAAGCTGGAGCAGGGCCTCGGCAACGAGGTCACCTTCGACACGTCGGCGGAGTTCTTCCAGTCGATCTGGCCCCGGTACGAGACGCTGCGCAACCGCGCCTCGCTGGCGACCAAGCGGCAGAAGCTGCTCGAGGTGCAGAACTCGTTCGGCTCCGAGGTGCCGGCCGATGGTGGCTTCCTGATCCCGGAGCGCCTGCGCTCGGAGATCCTCCAGGTCGCCCTGGAGACGGCGATCGTGCGGCCGCGCGCTCAGGTCATCCCGATGGACAGCCTGCGTGTGCCGATCCCCATGATCGACGTGACGAGCAACGTGTCGTCCGTCTTCGGTGGCATCGTCTGCTACTGGACAGAAGAGGCGGCGCAGCTCACGGAGAGCCAGGCGTCCTTCGGCCGCGTCGTTCTCGACGCCAAGAAGCTCACCGGCTACGCCGAGGTGCCCAACGAGCTCCTGGCCGACGCGCCCGCGTTCAGCTCCTTCTTCGACACCATCTTCCCCCGGGCGATCGCCTGGTTCGAGGACATCGCCTTCATGACCGGCACGGGCGTCGGTGAGCCGCTTGGCTTCATCAACTGCCCCGCGTCGATCAACGTGGCGGCGCAGTCCGGCCAGGCGACGAAGACCATCGTCTGGGAGAACGTCATCGGCATGTTCGCCCGCATGCTGCCGACCGCTCTGGCGCGGGCGGTCTGGATCTGCTCCATCGACACCTTCCCTGAGCTCGCGACGATGGCGCTCTCGGTCGGCACCGGTGGTGGCCCGGTCTGGATGGGTAACTACACCAACCCCGGCGCGGCGACCCCGCCCGTCACCATCCTCGGCCGCCCGGTGTACTTCACCGAGAAGACCTCGGTGCTGGGCACGGCGGGTGACATCAACTTCGTCGACTTGGGCTACTACCTGATCGGCGACCGGCAGATGATGCAGTCGATGTCGTCCGAGCACTACAAGTTCCAGAACGACAAGACGGCGTTCCGCGTGATCGAGCGGATCGACGGTCGGCCCTGGATCCAGAGCGCGATCACCCCGCACAACAACTCCACCGCGACCCTGAGCCCGTTCGTCCAGCTCGCGAGCCGCTAACCGATCCCCTGCCGGGCTAGAGAGGTAGCCTGAGAGAGTGCTGGGCCGCTAGCCCGGCAGGGTCTTCCGAAGGAGGAATTGTGAGTTACTCGATCCGGGTCGACGTCAAGGATGGCGTAGCGACCGTGGCGGAATCTGGTACCACGACCGGTGCGGCTGCACCGCCGGACGGTGTGTACAGCATCAATGGTCACGCACCAACGCAGGGCACCTGGAAGGCCGAGACCATCTCGATCGCCCGCTCGGAGAAGGACGACAATGGGAATGACCAGATGATCGTCCAGGCCTCCGGCACCCACCACCGCGTCCATCTTCTGTAGGAGTAGGGGGCCGGCAATAAACCCCCGGCTCCCGAGTAAGCAGTAGTGCATTAACACCCACTACCAAGAAAAGAGTTCCAAATGGCAGGTATGGAAGCCCTCGGCCGCGTGTGTGATGTCATCCCGATCGCTGCCGGGAAGCCCTTCAAGCTGCGCAGTGCGAGCGGCGTGCTTTTCGTCGTCACCGGTGCGGCGGCCCAGCCCACGATCAACGAGCGCAGCAGCTTCGGCGGCTCGGACACCCCGCTCGCGGTGATCAAGGACGTCTACTGGTCGACGGCGACGGACGGTACCGTCGCCTGGAACAAGCTGGTCGTCGCCAACCTCTCGACGTACATCCACGGCTCGACGACCGGCCTCACCACGGCCACGATGTCGGCGTTCCACGTGTACACCTCGCACCTCTCCGACCCGTTCAACTACCTGAACTGCGTCAGCACAGCAGGTCCGGCGCTCGTCACGGCCATCCTGTACGACCTGGTGCACCAGCGCGGCCCGGCCAACCTGGAAATCAAGGGGGCCTAACCATGAGTACGATCATCCAGGGGTACCAGCTTCGTACGCTGGCCTTCGGGACCCAGGTGATCAAGGGCCCGCAGACTCCACCCAACTCCGGTTCTTCGGCCACCATCGCAACGGTCGCCGGCGGCTCGGTCCTGATCACGTCCATGCTCGGCCTGGTCACCACGGTTATGTCGGGCACCACCGGGCAGGTCTCGGTCGGCACGGTGCCGAGCGTTGGCACCGCCTCAACGACCGGCATCGCCGCCGCCGCCGTTCTGGGCGGCAAGGAAGTCGGCACCTGGATCGTCCCGCTCGTGAGTGCGGGTGTCGGCGGAACGCTGATCGTTGGCGCCAATGCCGGCGCGGCGTTGTTCCTTCCGACGCCATTCATCGTTTCGGCCGGCACGATCAACTGGACTACTTCGGTGGCCACCATGACCGGCCAGGTCAAGTGGTACTTCACGTACATCGCCCTCGACAACGGGGCGGCGCTTTCGTGATGAACCCAATTCAGAAGCAAGTGGTCGGCTGGAGGTGAACCGATGGCTACTACAGGGAGCCCGCTGAGGAACATCATCAACCAGCTCCAGCTCGGCGAAGAGATCATCGGGACGATCATCAGCAAGTCGACCCTGACGCTCCCTCAGAGCGCCACGTCGAACTTGTTTGCCGTCACCGGTGGTGCGGTTCTCATCACCGGCCTGTTCGGCATCGTCCAGACAGCGATCCAGAACTCGGCGTGCAACCTCTCGCTCGGCCTCGCGCCGAGCGTGGGCACGGCGGCGAGTGCCGGGATCGGTGGGCCG